TTATTCGCGCCAGAGAATGTGGCAGAGCTTGTGATCTTTTTCGCGACACAACAGAACGCGGGCAAAAATATCGTTAATCTCGCCGTCTTCTGTATCTGCCAGACCAATCACCACTTCGGCAAAGAAGTCAGGATTCAGGTCAAAATCGACGTGTTCCTGCCAGTCCTCTGCCGGGTCAAATAATTCTGCACCGCCGCGCTCTTCAAACTGCAAATTGAACAGAATGATATCTGCCGGATCGAGGTTGTCCGCAGCCAGTTCGAGAAAAATATCGTAAGCCTGCTCAAGCGTTTCGTCTTCGGTCAGGCGGTTGTTCAAATCCATATCCATAATGACTACCTGTTTACTGTCTGATTGGCACGTTTTACAGCAACGGGCTAAAGAAGTAAAACAGTCGCTCGGCAATCCGCTGCCAGAGTGGTCGTTTTACCCACAAACGAGCGTCAAGAAGGCGTGAACGAGAAATATAATCATCCTGCACTGCGGCGAGGTCGCCCCCGAATCCTGCGTCATCAATAACCAGCGTGATTTCAAAATTCAGCCACAAACTGCGCATATCCAGGTTAACGGTACCGACCAGGCTCAGTTCGCCATCAACCAGTACGCTCTTGGTGTGCAGCAAGCCGCCTTCGAACTGATATATTTTGACACCCGCAGCCAGCAGTTCGGTGAAAAATGCCCGGCTTGCCCAGCCAACCAGCAGAGAATCATTCTTACGCGGAAGAATGATACTGACGTCGACCCCACGCTGTGCGGCCGTACAGATCGCATGCAGTAAATCATCGCTGGGGACGAAATAGGGCGTGGTCATAATTAAATATTCACGCGCCGAATAAGCAGCAGTTAATAGCGCCTGATGGATCAAATCTTCAGGGAAACCTGGTCCCGAGGCGATAGTGTGAATGGTGTGACCGCTGGCCTGCTCAAACGGCATGATATTGACGTCCGGCGGCGGGGGTAAAATGCGTTTCCCGGTTTCAATTTCCCAGTCGCAGGAATAGACGATGCCCATCGCGGTGGCAACAGGTCCTTCCATTCTCGCCATTAAATCGACCCATTGACCCACGCCCGCATCCTGCTTAAAGAAGCGCGGGTCGACCATGTTCATGCTGCCGGTATAAGCAATATAGTTGTCGATCATCACCATCTTACGGTGTTGGCGCAGGTCCATCCGGCGCAAAAACACACGCATCAGGTTAACCTTGAGGGCTTCGACGACTTCAATACCCGCGTTACGCATCATCGCCGCCCACGGGCTGCGGAAGAATGCCACGCTGCCCGCAGAGTCCAGCATCAGGCGGCAGTGAACGCCTCTTCTGGCGGCCGCCATTAACGACTCGGCAACCTGATCGGCCATACCTCCCGGTTGCCAGATGTAGAACACCATCTCGATATTATGACGCGCCAATTGAATATCACGGATCAGCGCCTGCATCACGTCATCGGAACTGGTGAGCAGCTGCAGTTGATTCCCCTTAACGCCGGCGATTCCCTGACGACGCTCGCACAGCTTAAATAATGAAGAAGCAACGCTGCTGTTTTCCTGTGCGAAAATATGTTCACAGGCTTTGAGGTCGTTCAGCCATTTGGCCGTGGAAGGCCACATTGCCCGGGCGCGTTCGGCGCGGCGTTTACCCAGGTGGAGTTCACCGAAGGACAGATAAGCTATGATTCCTACCAATGGCAGTATATAGATGATCAACAGCCATGCCATTGCGGAGGGCACTGCGCGTCGCTTCATTAGAATGCGTAATGTGACGCCAGCAATGAGTACCCAGTAACCCAGAATGACCAGCCAACTCACCACGGTGTAGAAGGTTGTCATAAATTTAAAAATCCTTTTGAAAGCGTATTGTTAAGAGTTTACGCATCAGGATAAATCTGGCAAATAAAAACACGGGAAAACCACTGGCCTGCATTCGGTGTGGCGTTATAATGGCCGCTCAGTGACTGGAAGAGTAGTTAACATGAAGCGTAGTAGAACGGAAGTGGGACGCTGGCGGATGCAGCGTCAGGCTAGCCGCCGTAAAGCACGTTGGCTTGAAGGACAATCGCGTCGTAACATGCGTATCCATAGCATCAGAAAGTGTATTCTGAATCATCAACGTAACTCGTTGCTGTTTGCAATCCACAGTATCTGATCTCAAAAGGGCACCGCTGGTGGTGCCCAATGTCTGCTTTCGTACTGTTTTTAAAATACTTTCTTGTATTGTCATTCGGCCTATTTCGAAGAATTCCGCGTAAAAACGTTCTGTTACGCTAAGGCCTTCTATTACCTGCCTTTCGGCCTTCCAATCATCACACTTTGAGTACAAGTGTTACATTGCGGGTAGCTTAGAGCAACGAGTTTTGTGTACACTTTTGCGTACTCAAAAGCCAAATGTGTACTTATTCAATGATCACTGACACAAAGCTCAGGAAGGCTCTTGGCAAGAAGCGCGATGACATCGAAACCATTTCAGATTCTCACGGACTCAACGCAAGGATCAGCCAGGCAGGAAAAGTTACTTTCTTCTACCGATACAGATGGGCTGGTAAAGCTGTAAAACTCAATGTCGGTGATTATCCGGCAATGAGCATTGCTCAGGCAAGGGAAAGGCGTCAGCAGTTCAGGACGTGGCTAACGGAAGGTTTAGATCCTCGCGAACAAGTGAAGCTGGAAAAATTATCTCGCGAAGGTTCTCTGACAGTGGCTGAAGCCTTCAATTATTGGATCGAGAAACACTGCATCGCGAATCAACTCACAAAGACGGATTATTATCAGCTGGTATTCGCCAAACATATCGCCGAACCGATGCGGAACGTCAAAGTCGATAACTCGACAAAAATGCACTGGATAGATGTATTTGATCAGATTGAAAGCAGGGTAATGGCCCACTATATGCTTTCACTGTGCAAGCGCTCATTCAGGTTCTGTATCAACAGGGGCGTTATATCGACTAACCCGCTCGAGGGGTTGCTACCCACTGATGTCGGGCAAAAGCCGAAAAAGAGAACACGGCGTCTGGATGACAGTGAGCTGGTGGCTATTTATCGGTGGCTGCAAAACCGCATGTCGATAGAGTCCGTGTTTCTTGTGAAATTTATTATGTTGACCGGCTGTAGGACGGCAGAGATTCGGTTGAGCGAAAGGTCATGGTTCAAGCTGGATGAAAATGAGTGGATAGTTCCTGCTGGAAGTTACAAAACGCGAGTGTACATGAGAAGGGCTCTTTCTGATGCTGCGGTGGGACTGGTAAAAAACCATCTTGAGAAGATCAACACAAAGCATTTAGTCACTTCACAGCGCTTACTGGATGGGGAGATTAAAGACGTCCCGGTTCATCCGCCAGTTGCTTCGAACTATGCCAGGTATATTTGGTCAGAATCCGGCATGGAGCCCTGGTCTCTCCATGATATGAGAAGAACAATCGCAACAAATCTTTCAGAACTTGGCTGTCCGCCACATGTGATTGAAAAGCTACTTGGTCACCAAATGGTTGGCGTGATGGCGCACTATAATCTGCATGACTACATCGATGATCAAAAACACTGGCTCCACGTTTGGCAGAGCCATCTTGAAAGCATCATCGGTGAGCCGTTCAGTTAATTGGCTGTTTCACACCTTCCCACTCTTTGACTGACTCCGACTTCCAGCGGTTAGGGTTACCGGGAAAGTCCGGGGCGGGGAACGGCTTAGCAAAACCCCGCGGCATCGTGTCTGTGCTTTGCCATGACCAAAGGGTTTTACGTGAGATTTTGTATCGACTGGTCAGGTCTGACGTCAGCAAAATATCATCCATCGTTTTTCTCCAATGTCCCGAACTGGGCCATTTCTAAAAGTAATATCAAGAAACCTGACCAGGAAGTGCGCGCAGCCGGCGCATACCTGTCATTGCCGTGGCCACGTAGCTAGCCTTACGGTTCACTACCTCCACCCAGACTTTCACACCTTCAACTCTCACCGTGTATGTCTCCTTCATCTTGCTGCGCCCGTAGTCGCCGTAGCGTTCGTGATGAGTGGCCAGCGCGATGTCGCATGCCTGACGCGCTAACGGGGATTGCTGATTGCCTCGGTTAATCAGTCGCATTACATCTCCTCAGTGGGAGGGCGAACCCTCCCAACCCTTAGCCAACGTATTCCGGTTTCATATCCGCCAGGGTGATGGTGAACTGATCGTGCAGCTCGTCGCCCAGATGACGTTTTGCCGTTGCAAGAACTCGTTCAACTTCCCCAAACCGTTCAAATGCATCCGGTTCGTCCGGAGACGGCAGTGAGTTGATCGCGGCTTCGACCTTGTTACGTGAATCAACCAGGTAATAGCGTTTCACTGCCTTATTCTTCAGCTCGGTGAACAGGGCAGATCCGAGCGTGGCCTTCGCGCTTTCGATATCAGCGCGCAGTGCTTTGGCGCTATCAACATCCTGAGCGGCATCGATGCGTTCGCGGAAATCATCAGCCAGTGAGTCGATATTTACCGACGATTCCTGTGCGTTTTGCGTGGTTGTGACGGTGTCACCTGAGATATCAGCCAAATTAACGTGTTTCGGTGCTGGGTTAATCTCTTTCTCAGTGCGTGGCTCAACTTCATCTGGACTGTAGACGCCGAGGATGACTTCTGGGCAGTACAGGCGAGCCCAGTACTTCACTGCCAGATAAGCAATCTGCTGCTTCGGCGCTGTTTTCCACAGTGGCGAGTTACGTGTGGTGATATCTGCCAGGTAGATTGGCTCGCCCCAGGTGATTTCTTCTTCTCCGCGCAGTACGGCGCCAACCCGGATAAACAGACCTAATTCATCACGACCGTCTTTTTTCCCGGCGATCTTCTCCCAGTCACCGCCGTATTCGTAATGGAAGCGACCAACAATGGCGCTTGAACTGGAGATTACTGCGTTAACCAACTGCGCTTCGTAACCCAGTACACCGTTGACCAGGTGCGTTTTCTGGGCAACCGCATATGGGTTCATTCCCCACTGCATAGCCTGCATGACGATAGCCATACAGTCGGCGGGTTTCCCCGCCAGGTGTTTGGGGACGGTGACGGCAGACTGCGCCATCAATTCAGCGAAAGAGGTAAGCTGGCCGAGTGCCTGCACGTTGAACACAGCGTTGCTGGCGGAAATGGTGTTTGGTGCCTGCTCGGTCGTAATGATGTTGGTATTTTGCATGGTCAAATCCTCCATTAAGCCAGACGCAGCGCTTCAAGGCGGCGCAGGTCGAAGTCGTTCAGTTCGTCGGTGTAATCAGCGGTGATCGGTGCTGGCCACTCGCCAGTGTCAAAACCGGTAGCGATAGCGCGCATCGCCTTGCGGTACTCGAGCATGCCCAGTTCCAGCAGTTCGGCGGATGCCTCGATGATCGCGATCCAGTGGTAGTTCTCGTCTTTGTTGACGAAAATCCAGAAGAACTGGTCCAGTGCCGCGGTCTCGCAATACATGGCGGCGCTCAGGTGATAGTCACGGTCGATGATTTCCCGGTGCAGTTTGGCGCGCAAACCTTCCTGTTTAATGTTCCACATGCTGATGGTTTTCAGGTCGGCACCGATGCGAACGCCGTCCAGGTCGATCTCCAGATCCGGACGAACGCGGACTTCCAGACCGGTTTCGTCGTCAAAGCCAAAGTAGCTCACCTCAACAGCGCGGCTCGGATGCTGAAGCAGCATCCCGGCGGTTGGGTGCTGTAGCAGGGCTTTCTGAATGGCCAGTGCGGTGCTCAGTTGCTGGCGGGTGACCAATACTTTCCCTTGCGGATTCTCACGCCAGGCATCCAGCAGTTCGTCGGCAAAGACGGCGTCCGGATTAACAGACTTCACGGTCTGGATCAGATCCGCTTTGGTACCGGACACTTTAAGCGGTTGCGGCTTCTGCGCTTCCTGGGCCACCAGGTCAGGATTGATGATTGCCAGCTGCTCGAGTAACGCATCACGACTACCGCTGGTTTTCACCTGTGCAGGCAGAGTGGCGTTGTATTCCTTGATGCAGGCTTTCATCGCCGCTGCTGTCTGCTTCTGGTCCGCTTCGATACGCTGGTAATCTTCTGGCAGCGACATATAGCTCTGGCCAGTTTCCTCGGCTGAACCACCCAGCGGCACCTGAGCAGGCAGAGTGGCGTTGTATTCTTCGAGCAATGTTTTGATGTCGTCAGCGCTCAGTATCGCTGGCAGGCTGGCGTTGTACTCATCAATAAATGCGCGGATAGTTGCCGTCGTGGTAAATGCGCCTTCCGGAATTAAGGGTTCAACGCTGAATTCTGCATCGAGCAACTCGGGTTGCAGCGCCAGCGTATGTACCAGGTTTCCCATGTCCAGAACAGGAGAGCGTTCTTTGATAATGGTTTTCTCTACGTGACGTGCATTGAAGTACATCAGCGACACACGCGCATCTTTCACCTGGGTTGAGCTGATACCGTTCGCTGCGTGATAAACCTCGTTCGGCAATCCTTCATAGCGGCCTGGCTCGAAGTAAGCAGGGTAAACAACAGCCGGTTCGTCTGATTGCGTTTCTGGCTCGGTTTGTGTCGCAAGTGGATCGGTTTGGTTTACAGAATCGCTATTTTGGGCGACAGAATCCGTATTCTGGCTCACATCGGCTTGCTGGCCGGTATATGACTCTTCACCAGTTTCCAGACTGCTTTCGCCTGACTGCACTTCATCACCAGTCTGTTCTTCATCACTGACAGTTTCTTCCATCTGCACATGACTGGTGGTGTCCTCATTAACTGGTGAACGGTCATCTGTATGTGTTTGTGTTTGTTGATCACCCATCAGGCCATCAATGGAGAATACGCCGTTGCCCATGCTGGCGATTTTGGGTTGTTCGGCTACTGCCTTCTGTTCTGCTGCGACCTTCTCGTTAATCTCGTTTTCCCAGCTTTTTTCTGGCACGTGACCGGCTGCCGCCAGGGTTTCTTCAGTTGGGTGCTGGTGGTCGGTTTCAGTCAGGTTCTTATTGATGTAACGGCTCAACAGTTCCGGGAAATGGTGAGTGTTTTCTTCTGCACTGCGAATAAGTGCGAAAATAGCGGCACGGGAATAATCCAGGATGCCAGCGCGTTTGCGCAGGGCGACGGACCACTCTTTGAACGGGCTTTCGTTTTTAGCAACGATCTCTTTTGCACGACGGAAAACGCCACCTGGGATATCGTAGATGTTGAAATCCATTGGAAGTGTGGCAAGCGCAATATCAATGTCCAGAGTGTCCAGCGTGTGGACAAGTTCCGGGTTGCGATCGGTCTTATTGCCACCGCCAGCATTGGTTTTGACGTCAGTGCGTTGAATCTGCGCAACGCGATTGCCTTTCTGCCATTCCTTGACCAGCAGGCCGCGATCGATATATTCAGTTTTGAACCACACCGTCAGGAACTGGATAACTGTTGCCAACTCCGGTTTTTTACCGTCGACAGGGAAGACTTTCTTAACGGCATTCACGACTTTATGAATATCGTGTTCAATGGCTTTTTTGAATGCTTCCACATTCTCAGCAGCCAGCAGCAGGTTCTGGACGTACGCGTCATCGGTGTCCATCTCAAGGCGGACAATCTCGTTTTTCTGCCCAGCGTCGATGTGATAGAGATATTCACCATCACCGATGAACTGAGCCAGTACGCGCTGACGGAATGGCAGGGTGGCTATGACGATCAGGTTCGGCTGCTCTGACGGCTGAGATTGTTCTTCGGTGCCGACTTCAGTATCAGCGTCGTCGACAGACTCATCTTCGGCCTGTTGTTTAACATTCCAGGTGCGCTGGTCTTCGGCCAGTTCGTAACGATCACACCAGGTGAAATCAACTTCACCTTCTTCTGGCAGGTCATCAACAACCGGGAAGTCAGTGCGAATTGGCTTGGCGTAATCCTTGCCGCGGCCGGTTTCGATGCCAGCATCTTCCAGCGCAACGTCCAGCTGCAGGTTGGCTCGAGCCTCAGTTTTTGCAGTGAACCAGACCACTGCATCTTGCTTTCCGGATTTCTGAGTGGCTTTAACCACATTAAAGAATTCCATGTGAGATCCTCTTTTTTGGGTGTTAGAATCCCCGGACCATTGATAGCGCCCATTGGGTTAACTTTGGTTTTGATGTTGTTTCCGGTGTAACTTTGGTCGGTGGCACCGGACGTAGATCCCGCCTTGCGCGGGTTTTACGTTAGCCTTCGTGAGCCATCTGGTCGTGCGAAGCGCAACGTCTGGAACAATACTCTTTCTCTTTGCGCGCCAGCTGTGAGCCGTTGCGATAGAGAAGGGTGCTTTTGATTACTTCCTCCGTTTTAACCGGCTTGCCGCAATATCCGCATTTCTTGTCTAACATGACATCCTCCGCTAGTGGCTGAGTCCATGCCCCAGACCGTTCAGATAAACTTCAACCAGCAAATCCTTGGTGTAAGTCATTTCTACGCCGCGATGCAGATACAAACGTCCGCGAGCGTTAGCTGATGCCGTCCAGGTTGAGTCTTTGTGTTTGACGAGCATCCCCGGCTGAACTGCGCCGCGGTTTACTGTCTGTGTACCGTAGTGCTGATGAACCATGATGTTCTCCAGTTTTTCTGAGTGAACTTCGCTGGTGGTGCCGTGACGCTGATCTTCACGGTTGAGCGTTTTAACTCTGCAATTCACCACCGCGAAGCTCACTTCTCTTTTTTGCCCTTGTCGCCAGGCTGGCGGAACGTTTGAACTTGATGCGCTTAGTGTTTCGCGATGAGGTGATAATAGCAATACGTATTAAACATATCAATACGCATTGCTATTTATCGGCTAAAATAAGTATTAAAATATTGATAGCGAAAGGAATTTATTTTTTCGAAAGGTGTATGTTATGCTCAAAAAAACACCAAACAGGGTATTGTTATGGGCTTAGGTATGGATATGTCACGTGATGAACTACTGGAAGATCGGGCGGCTTTCATAGCTGGCGAGATTGGCGGGGCGGTGGTTGAGTTAATAATCGATGGTGTGGTGATTGACCGTGACGCTATTGTCGACCAGCTGGAAGCTAAGCGTAAGGCTGTAGGGAATGTGATCCACAAGGGATTACTGAGGGATGCTGCGGAGTTCGTGAGGAAGGGGCAATAAAAACCCGGCGCGGTGGCCGGGTTAATCTTCGCTTTTTTGTGTCGAGCTACGTTCCAACTGATCGGATTTGCCTTTGTATACACCTGCCAACCACCCCGCTAGCACACCGCCGCCAATCTTGGCCAGCTCTATAGCGTATTGAGCATTTCCTGTATACATGGAAACGATGACCACAACTGCAACTGCAATCGTCACAATATATTTGAAATAAACTTTTTTCGTCTCTACTCCGCTGAAAATCGTAGCTTGAGTTGCTCTGTCTTCTTTCTGGGCGTCAATTGACTTTAAAGCTATTTCTTTATTGCTTTCAATCTCTTGTCGTCTAATCTCAAGCTCATGAGTCTTGAAATCCAATTCTTTCTCTTTAAGTTCAATTTCTTTAGTTTGAACTTCGACAAATTTTTCGATTGCGGCGATTGGATTTGGTTTGCGCTCTTTTTGCGCTTGAACTTCCTGTTGAGGAACAACTTCCGTACTTGTGTCTGTCATCTATTAAGTTCGCATAATACAGGGGTTTTGTAAGTCACTTTGAACTTACCAAATGTAGAGTCACCCATTTTGGGAGGGGAAAACTCTATACGATCAATGTTTTCGTACTGCGAACGGCTTAATGAAGCGACATGTTCCGCTGATACAAAGCGTTCGATTGTTGGCTCTAAAGTACGTCGGAACGAATTTTTGTTATCCATAAATGACCTCATAGATCCTCCTCGCATCCTTAAAGAACAAGAATGGCAAAAGTAACTTTTGCCGGAGTCACTTGAAGTTTACCCAAAAGGTAACTTCTGGCAAGTCACAAAATTTACTTTTTGTGAATATTCGAGACAGATCCTACCGCGCTAGACGAAAAAATAACTAATTCAGCGTGATGCATAATCCCTCAATCCCCCTGCAAACGAATCCTTCTCTTCATGTACTTCTCGTACATAGCATCCAGCTCTTTCAGGCGGATGGAGAAAAAACCATTTCCTGCGGTGATTCAGGCAACTTCTTACCCATGCTTCCTGTACGTCTGGGACGTTACTCGATTGCCACTATGCACCCGGCGTGACATACCCACCTACGATGAACCACGTAAGAAACACTACTGCAACGATGAACACTATCACTGGAAAGGCGATTCCAATTCTCATAAAGACACCTGTCTATCCATGTTTTCTATACGTCTGCGGCATGCTGCCGATTACCTTTCCGAACACGAAGATTTTGTTCATCTCTTCCTTCTCAATTGGCTCCCACGGGCGATAGGTCTGGTTGTCTGAGATTACCAGTAGTTTGTCTTTCATCTTCTGAAGTCGCTTAACATGAGCTGTTTCGTCGTACAGGAAAGCGTAAATTCCATCACCATCAAAGTGTTGGATGCTGATATCGACAAAAAGCAGATCACCCGGCTCTATCGTGCCAGACATGCTGTCTCCGCGGACGTTGATGATGCGGATCTGTTCCTGTTTACGACCATTAAACATCTGACGCGCATCTTCTACTGAGTACTCCACGGAGCGAAGCACCTCCACGAACTCACTATTGATCACGCCCGGTCCAGCGCTGACCGTTAGGTCGAGCACGTCAACCCTGAAGATACTTGGATCAACTTTTACAGGAGTAATGGAAGTTGGTTGCTGGCCGTCAGCCCTCATTGGACCTATGCCTGTAGACAACCACTCAGTTCTAACCCCGAGTGCATTCGCAATTTCTACAATCTTTGTCGAACCGCGAGCATTGCCGCTCGTTAGTCTCCAGATGGTTGGCTGAGCAACTCCTGACGCCTTCGCAAGAGCGCCCTGAGACATCCCGGACTGTTCCATTGCCTGATTCAGGCGTTCAGCAAGAGTTTCTTTTTTCATAATTTTTAATTTATACGCTTGCGTATTGAGGGTCAAAACACGTTTTGCTATTGCTATGGGTAATACGCATTGCTATTATTGTTTGGCTCAATACTTTTAGGAATTGAAAAATGACCAATGAAATCATCCAGCGCGCCATCGATATTGCTGGCAGTCAAAAGAAACTCGCAGATCTCTGCGGCGTAGCTCAGCCAACAGTTTGGCGGTGGCTGCATGGGGGCGGCATTGATGCGCGATACGTTATGAAAATCGTGTCAGCAACAAACGGGGGGGTTAAACCCGCTGATATTCGTCCAGATCTCGCCTTGTTGCTTGGTTCAAATAACAGCTAATTCTAACCACGAAAGGGAAAGCACTATGCAATCACTTACGTACCAACAAAATACCGGATTCCATTCGTCCGCGATGATAAATCGTGCTCAACAAGAGCATGGCGATAAACATGATGCCATTCGTGACGCGGTCCGCTCCTGGGCGGGCGCAGATGGTCAGGACGTAGTTACGGCTCTGATCATCGAAGAGTACCAGGCGCAGGGTGGTGATGACATCACTTTCCCTGACGATCTCTGCCGAAAGCGCCAAAAGCTGTTCCGCTTCCTGGATAACCATTTCAACAGCGAACGGTACCGCGAGAACGTCCGCCAGCTGACGCCGGCAATCCTCGCGGTTCTACCGATTGAGTTTCGCAATCGCCTGCTGCCAGAGGACAACATCATGGCCCGCCTGGCAAAGTTGGAGAAAGAAACCAGCGAAGCGAAGATTGCCGTCGCGATGAATGCGCCACGTCATCAGAAGCTGAAAGAGTTGAGTGAGGGGATCGTTGAGATGTATCGCGTTGACCCTGGGTTAACCGGTCCGCTGATGGAAATGGTGCAGATGATGCTGGGGGCTATATGACCGGTTCAAAAATAGGGAAAGCCGCTGTGCTCGAACACAGACGGCCTTCGGGTGCAAAAACGGGCAGTTATTGCGAGGTCAGTATGTCAGTAACCAGTACCGAGGTAAACATCCAACCAACCCACAAATGCTCTTTTTGTGGAAAAACGAATGTTGAAGTTGCTGGCGTTCTTGTCGCCGGGCCAGGCGTCTCAATCTGTCAGGACTGCGTTTTTTTGTGCGTCGAGATGGTCTTTAAGCACTCCGCCAAAACTGACGAACCGACAGCACTTTAAGCATTCAGAGGTTTTTATGCGTGATTACGGCAAAGTGCATACATCTTTTTGGATTAGCGATGGAATGCGTCGGGTTTCTGATGATGCCCGCCTGCTTGCGCTGTACCTGCTCACGGGGCAACACACGAACATGATTGGGTGTTTCCGGCTACCAGATGGATACGTTTCTGAAGACCTTGCCTGGACTTTTGAAAGGGTTTCGAAAGGGTTTGATGAACTATCTAAAAACGGTTTCGCAACTCGTGACCCTGTCTCGAAATGGGTTCTTATTCGTAACTTCATGAGCTGGAATCCTGTCGAGAATCCAAATCAGGGTATAGCAGCTATGCGCCTATTCTCCCAGGTGCCGGATAAGTCCACCGTTAAGCCAGAGCTGGCACGGGTTATGGCTGATGCGATAGCTCATATCGGGGGCGCAAAGCTAAAGGGTTCCGAAAGGGTTCTTGAACCGTTCCTTAACCAGGAACAGGAACAGGAACAGGAACAGGAACAGGAAGAAAACACTTCGGGGCATGGCTCCGCCATCCCCCCAGAGAGTGATGATTCTTCCGAAGGTGGTACATCTCCGAAAAAAAATTCCTACCCGGACGGCTTCGAACAAGCATGGGCGATTTATCCAAAGCGTTCAGGAGGCAACAGCAAGGCTGACGCCTGCAAAGCCTGGAAAGCCAGGGTTAAAACAGGTGCCACAGTTCAGGAGTTGCTTGATGGCACCCGGCGTTATGCCGATTTCGTGAGGGCAACGGGGAAGCTGAATACCGAGTACGTGAAGCAGGCGGCAACGTTCTTTGGTCCCTCGAAACACTACGAAGAAGCCTGGGAAGTGACAGCTCTGTTAGGTATGCGGGATCCGAATGCCATTTCCCGTCCAGATAACTCCATCCCACCAGGGTTCAGGGGGTAGCGATGAAAAATATGATTAGTACCGGCAGCGCGCTTGAGCGCCTGAAAAAACTCATTCCGCCAGGCGTTCAGCCGAAGTTCACCAGCGCGGCAGAACTGCTGGCATGGCAGAGGGAAGAAGGCCTGAAGCGGTGTGAAGAACTGGACAGGCTGAACCAGAAAGCCCGGACAGAGAAAATTTTCGGTCGATCAGGAATTCAAAGCCTGCACCGCAGCTGCACGTTCGCGAATTATCAGGTTTCCGGGGAAGGTCAGCGCAAAGCCTTCACGATGGCAAAGAGCTACGCACAAAATTTCGGCGCTGGGTTCGCAAGTTTCGTGTTTAGCGGTGGTCCGGGTACCGGGAAAAACCATCTCGCTGCGGCAATCGGAAATCATCTGCTTTCTGGCGGGCATAGCGTACTGGTAGTGACTATCCCTGACCTGATGCTGCGCGTTCGCGAGTGTTACGACGGTGGCCAGTCAGAGGCTTCGCTTCTGGATGACCTCTGCAAAGTCGATCTGCTGGTGCTGGATGAGGTCGGTATTCAGCGCGGTAGCAACGGGGAGAAAGTCATTCTGAATCAGGTTATTGACCGTCGGCTGTCATCAATGCGCCCGGTTGGCGTTCTGACGAATCTGAACCACGACGAACTTCTCGGCGCGTTGGGTGCGCGGGTTATCGATCGCCTCCAAATGGATGGCGGGATGTGGGTGAACTTTGACTGGGGCAGCTATCGCAAGAACGTTAGCCATCTCCGGATCGTTAAATAACCGCGAGGGAAAATCACTATGGCAAGCAAATCACTGTGGGCAATCGTCGATTTCCTTCGGGTTAACCAGACCATAACGCCTCGTCAGGTTCAGAACCTGCTGGGATGCGACTGCAAGAAAGCACACAACCTGCTGCTTCACCTGACACGCAAAACGGTAGTTATCCGTACTGGCGAACCGCATCGCCCGGTCTATTCACTTCAGCCTAGCGGGGAGCTGAACATCAAGCAGATCAAATCGAGCGTGCGAAAAAACATGGTTACTTCAGTATGCCGTACAAGTCCAGCGATGAAGCGGATTCTGGCATTTTACGGGAGAACATCAGTATGACCACTAACAACCACCCAGCGAACGGTCCTGTATCACTCGATCGCCTGCACCAGATAAGCGAAATACTCAGCAAAGCAGCAAAACAAAGCGACGGCGGTAATCTCGGCTACGCAATGGCTGATGCTGTGAAGGTTATTGATGGGGCTATTGCGGCATTTGGTGCTGAGCCTGCACCAGTAGATATTGAAATGCTGGCCACTGTACTGAGAAACGCTCCGTTAGCGCCGTCAGATAGCCAGGGCAAGCCGAGAGCGCCGGTAGTGCCGGATGAAGATCCGCGAGATGCATTCGAGCGAACATTCAAAATGCCGAAGCATGTCACCCGCTGCGGTACCGGATATGCAGTAACGGCATATTCCGCATGGTTAGCCCATGATTTCGTTAGGATGTGGGAGGGCTGGAACGCTTGCCGCGCCGCCATGCTTCAGGGTGCCGAACCTGCAAGTAATTGCGATGAATTACCGCTGGACTACCTGCAAGGGCACAAAGACGGGCTGGAATGGGCAGCACAACTGGCAAAAGCAAATCATCCGGAAACTGGCGACTGGCTTTACGATGACCCTATCGAATTGTCAAAGGCGATACGCAAGGGGCCGGATATGCCATTATCCGATGGCAACTCTCCGGTGATTCAGGATGGCTGGATTAAGTGCAGCGAGCGGATGCCGGAAGACGAGCAGGAGGTTCTAACCAGGAACAGGATGGGGCATTGCTTTGTATCGTTCTTTGATGAGCATTCAGGGCTGTTTTTCGACAGAGTAGATGTGGCCGCCGCATGCTGTATAGAGCACATATTGGTAACCCATTGGATGCCACTGCCAGCAGCACCGCAGCAGGAGGAGTGAGGTGAGTACTTATCTTTTTTTCGGTTTCCTTGTTGTTTGCACTCTGTTTTGTATGGTGATGCTGTGGCGGGTGGTCAAGGTGGCAAAGTGGCGATTCAAGGCCCTCGAAATGAGTGCTGATGATTATCGGGCACTACCTGAATTTAATAAGATGTTGTGGATGATTTGGATATGGAGGCTAGAACGCTTCCCGAGATGTAATAAGCGGGCATGGCGGGAGACGAAGTGATGGATCAGCTACTGCAATATGCCACGAACCGGATAATTGAGCTGGAAAACCTGCTGCTGGTGAATGTTGAGGAAACTGTCTGGCCTGCCGAAGTAGGAATGGTATATAGCCAGATTGAAAGTGCCGGGGATCTTCCGGCACATCACCAGCGCCGCCTGAAGCATCACATCAACCGCATGTGGCTGGAACAAATGCCGGTACCGTCAATAATCGCTGCGGCCCGGTCACTGGCCATCGCTATGGAGAAATACGCGTGAGAGAAATCATCGTTGATAACTTTGCCGGCGGCGGCGGGGCGAGTACGGGAATTGAGCTGGCAATCGGTCGCAGCGTTGATATTGCTATCAACCACGACGAGAACGCCGTGGCGATGCACACAACGAACCACCCTGATACATTGCACTACTGCGAGTCTGTGTATGAGGTTCGCCCAAAGGTAGCTACCGCGGGTCGTCCGGTGGCGCTGGCGTGGTTTTCTCCTGATTGCCGCCACTTTTCTAAAGCAAAAGGCGCTAAACCTGTTGAGAAAGCGATCCGCGGACTGGCCTGGGTAGTATTACGCTGGGGGCTGGATGTTGAGCCGCGGGTAATGAAACTGGAGAACGTCGAAGAGTTTAAAACGTGGGGGCCATTATTACGCGAAATGCCATTCATCAGTCACGCGGATCGCTTCCTTGATGAATTTATCGGACCACCTGAACCAGTCGAACAGCGTCCTGACCCGGCGCGTATCGGTGAGACCTTTAACGCCTTTGTCGCAATGCTGACGACAGGTATTTCTGCATCACATCCGGCGCTGGCTGAATGTTGTGAGTTTCTGAATATTTCGCTTGATAGCGAGGATGCCGCACGGCTGGTTAAAGGTCTGGGCTATGTCGTGGAGTATCGCGAACTGCGCGCCTGCGACTATGGCGCACCGACAATCAGAAAACGTTTCTTCATGGTCATGCGCCGTGATGGGAAGCCGATTGTGTGGCCGGAACCAACGCATGGGGATCCGAGATCACCTGCGGTTCAGGCTGGCAGGCTGGCGCCATGGCGTACAGCTGCGGAGTGTATCGACTGGTCAATTCCGGCCCCATCGATATTCGACCGCAAAAAACCGCTGGCAGAAAATACCCTGAAGCGCATCGCGCGCGGTATACAGCGCTTTGTTATCGACAGTGCGTCGCCGTTCATCGTGAAATGCAATCACACTACGACCAAAGGGAAATACGACTGTTTCCGTGGGCAGGCACTGAGTGAGCCATTGCAGACCATTACCAAAACCCATGGCTACGCGTTAGCCGTTCCACACCTGACAAAGTTCCGTACCGGCGCAACCGGGCAGCCCGTTACCGAACCGGTACCGACGGTAACTGCTGGTACATCAAAACGCCCGGGCGGGAATGGGCATGCACTCGGGATTGTTGAGGCTGCACTGACACCGTTCCTGGCCGGTAATGGTGGCAGTGAATACCAGGCTAAACCGCGCCCGCTGGATAAACCTGCTCACACCATTCTGAAGCAATCCCGCGCCTGTCTGGTTGCGCCAGTGATAGCCCGCCAGTTTGGGGCCAGTGTCGGACACCGGGCAGACGAACCGAGCGCAACCATCACAGCTGGTGGTGGCGGTAAATCTCAACTGGTGACGCCTACGCTGATTCAGATGGGTTATGGCGAACGCCCTGGACAAGAACCGCGTGTGCTGCGACTGGATAACCCTCTGGGGACTGTTACTGCAGGTGGTAATAAATTCGCGACGGTGAGCGCGTTCCTGGCTAAACACTACGGCGGTAACTATACGGGGCCGGGTGTCAGTATGGATGAACCCGCGCACTCAGTGACCACCGTCGACCATCATGCAGTAGTTGCCTCTCATCTGGTGAAACTGCGTGGAACATGCCGCGATGGGCAGCCAACCAGCGAGCCAATGCCAACGGTGACGGCGGGCGGGCTGCACGTAGGGGAGGTAAAAACCACTCTTGCTGTCGATGAATACGACGAACATCGCGCGCAGCAGACGCTTGAGTTTCTGCGGAAATACTGCGGCGAGGATTGCGACGGGCTGGTGACAGTTGACGGCATAACTTACCGCATAGTTGATATTGGCATGCGTATGCTGCAACCGCACGAGCTATACCGCGCTCAGGGATTCCCTGAGTGGTACATCATCGACCAGGACTATCGGGGTAAGAAGTATGCTAAGGACAAGCAGGTTGCGCGATGTGGCAATGCGGTGCCGCCGCCGTTCGCTGAGGCGCTGGTGAGGGCTAATCTGCCGGAGCTATGCCAGTCGAAACAAATTGCAGCCTGACCTATAATCCCCTCCATAACTCGAGGGGATTTTTATGTCACACGAAGAAATGACTCCAGCTGAAAAGTACATAGCACTGAGGAAGCGACATAAAAAACATGTGCTTCAATCCGAAATTGCAAATGCCAAGAGATTTGAAGCTGGGGAAGTGGCCTCTGTAAATGGCCTCAGGTCTCCTTACGAGATAAGGATAAAAAGAGGGAGAACCGCAGACTAATGTCAAACCACAACATTGCAGCAAAATCGAAAGAAGAGCAGGACAAGGTTAACGTTGAACTTGCTGCCAGTGGCGTAGCTTACAAAGAACGCATGAATATGCCGGTTATCGCTGAGCAGGTAGCCCGTGAGCAACCAGAGCATCTGCGTGAATACTTCATGGAGCGAATTCGCTACTACCGCGAGCAAAGCCTGACACTGCCAAGAGCGTCAGACCCACGTTACATCGAGATGTCATCTCAGAACGAGAAAAAGTGAGGGTTTATGTTCAATATTATTATTCTTAAAGGTGAATTTGGTACTTTTGTTGATATTCAGAAGTACATCGGTGAAATTCCACCCAGAAAAACATCTATAAAACTTGATGGCGAAGCTTTCAAGCTATCCCTTTACGAGTTAAATGACAGCCAGTATTTAATTGCGCATCAGCACGATGTTACAGAGGAAAACAGATCCGCTGTAGATGACGCAATCATTCAGTTAAACATCGAACCAGTTGATTGATTTTCCATTATCAACTGTACATAATGTCAGTGTCAGCCTGAACAACTGACAACTTGATGCGCCACGGAGAGAAACCATGGCGCACGAACTACAGCTCATCAAGCAGTCCTCAGGAATTCTGATCCCCGCGACGCCGGAGACCAGCGATATTCTGCAATCAAAAATCAAACTCGGCGCCGTGCTGGTGGCTGAGTTCCGGCAGGTACGCAACCCGGCCTTTCACCGTCGCTTCTTCGCATTACTCAATCTCGGTTTCGAATACTGGGAGCCTACTGGCGGGGCGATCTCCTCCAACGAGCGCAAACTGGTAACCGGCTACGCCAAATTCCTTGCCTCATTCGCGGGAAGCGAAGCCGCACTCCTGGACGCCGCCGAGCAATATCTGGACCGCATCGCCGACAAGCGTGCCGGTAGTATCAGCATCTGCAAATCCTATGACGCATACCGTGCATGGGTGATCGTCGAGTCTGGTCACTACGACGCTATCCAACTGCCCGACGGTACCCTTCGCAAACACCCTCGCAGCATTGCCTTCGCCAACATGGACGAAACTGAGTTCCAGCAGCTCTACAAAGCCGCGCTCGATGTTCTGTGGCGATGGGTATTGTCCCGTTCATTCAAGAACCAGCATGAAGCGGAAAACGCCGCATCGCAGCTCATGAGCTTTGCGGGGTGATGGCGATGAAATATTCCTGGTTTCACCATCATGAATGCACAACCGAACAGGCCGACGAGCTGGTGGCCTGTTACCGCCGTCGTGGCGCCACGGTAGAACGTAGCCTGAATCGCGACAACATCACCTGGACCGTCAGTGCCAAATTACCTGAATGCGAGCATCCGGCGCGTACACCAAGAACCTTTCGACAAAAGGTCTGGGGGTGAGCATGGATAAATCAGCGAAATGCCTGTTCTGCGGTAAACCTGCAACCTTGCTATGCGACGGGATTGTTGGCTGGGATGCTGATGAGGACGAAAACCACCATCTCAGCAATGCGCGGGGAATTTTCACGTGCGACGCACCGATGTGTGCTGAGTGCGGAACATGGCACGGCAATATCTTTTTCTCAGGTAGAACGGGGGGCATGGAGACCCGTGATTATTGTCCGCTGTGTCAGGCGCTGCATGTTAAAGGTGATGTTATCCGGGAGGATCACAACCGAAAAGGCAAAGCCATTCGCGAGCCGGCCCTTCAGAAAGAGCAGGCCGCCATCATCCGGCAAGCTCACTGGAATAGCTATCTAAACGCGCATCGCAGAGAGTTAAACGCCATTCAGGGAGGTGGACAACAATGCCTGCCATTCTGAAAAAGTTACCTCGCCGCAAGTGCGCCAACAAAGAATGCCGCCAGTGGTTCCACCCTGTACGCGATACGCAGACCGTCTGCGGTTACGAATGCGCCAGCGCAGTCGGGAAAGAGCAGACCAGAAAAGCCCGTGAAGACGCTAAGCGCAAAGAGTCCGCCAAACAGCGCGCTACTGAGAAGAAAGAGCGAGCCGCCTGGCGCCAGCGTAAAGCTGCAGTTAAGCCGCTGAAGCACTGGGAAGATTTAACGCAGCGTGTCGTCAATGACTATATTCGCGAGCGTGACCATGATTTGCCATGCATCAGTTGTGGGACGTTCGACACCGTCCAGTGGGAAGCCGGGCATTACCGCTCACGTGGGAAAGCGTCACATCTCCGCTATCACGAAGACAATATCCGTAAACAGTGCCACCACTGTAACGTTCAGCTGTCGGGCAATCAGCAGCAGTACCGCCTTGGCCTTATAGAGAAAATTGGGGCTGAACGCGTTGAGGCGCTCGAAAACAATAACACCCCGCACCGATACACCATCGAAGAACTCGAAGCCATCAGAAAGCATTACAGCGCGCTGAGGCGACAACTCGTCAAAGCAAGGGAGGCCGCATGACATTCGAATCCTACTTTGCCGATCACCTCCGCGTTCGTTGGCAACGATTGCGCTTATACCACTTTCCGGGCTCTGTGCTGACGGATTACCGAATACTGAAGAACTACATCAAAACCATAGGCGGTGCAGTATGAATACTCAATTTCTCGAATACGTGCGCCAGCAGCTGATGGTGGCTACCGCCGATTTAAGTGGTGCGACGAAAGGGCAGTTAATGGCCTGGCTGGAGAACGCGCAGTTCGATACAGGTACCTTTAAGCGGAAGAAGATGAAGGTGAAGGATGAGGTTACTGGCGAGATGATAACTCTGGATAACCCCCCAATCCCCGGTAAACAGTCGTATGCCAAGGGCTCACATATTCCGCTGGTGCAGCCGGTTGAATACTCCACTGCATCGTGGCGCCGCGCGCTGATGACGCTCGAAGAACACCAGAAGGCCTGGCTGTTATGGAACTACAGCGAGTATGTGCGCTGGGATAATCAGGTGGAAATCACTCAGTGGGGTTGGAAACACTTCAGCCAGCAACTGGCCGGGAAGAGAGTTGCTAAGAAGACCATCGACCGTTTACGGCAGTTGATATGGCTGGCGGCGCAGGATGTGAAAGCGGAACTGGCCGGGCGTGAAACATACGAATATCAGCAACTGGCGGAGCTGGTTGGTGTGGCTAAGTCGACCTGGACAGAAAACTATCTCCCACACTGGCTGGCAATGCGTAGCATCTTTACGCGGCTCGATAGCGGCGCTCTGATATCAGTAACGCGATCACGTTCACAACAAAAGGCGACAAATTTTGATGTAAGTCTTGCAAAACCGAACTGAAATGGATATATTCCGTGTAAATCTGATATTGTGCCATTGTTGTATGCACTGGCAGTAAATGAGTTTCAAGCCCGAGGTTAACGCCTTGGGTTTTTGCGTTTCTGGAGCGTGAGTGTTCAGCTCATTGTCCAAAAGTGTTCAATTTTTGCGTTTGATGTGTTTTTTCATTCATGCAATATTTGACGAATAGCTATAAGTAAAACTTTGACCGTGCCTATTAGCCGCTGCTTCCCGTGATGTCAGCGGTTTTTTTTCATTAAAACAGGGCTGCCCATTGGCGGCCTTTTTAATTTCAGGCCTCACGGGAATCATCCGCTACGTGCTTTGTTGATAAATCCAGCCCGTGAAGCCTGACCCTTTTCATACACACACAGCGCCATCCGAAGAATCGGAGGTGAGGCTATGACCAGAATGAGCACCATTTACAGCAGACTTTCATATGGAACAGGAACCACGCTGACCGGCTGCGGTGTATCAGCGAAGGCATACGCCGAAACAGCTAAAACAGCAAAAGAGGTGTCCTGGATGTTGGCCGACAGAATTGCAGGGTTAAGCCTGAGCGACTGGGCAATTATTGTCGGTATCGCATGCACCGTTATCACCTGTGCAGTGAACTGGTACTACAGGCAAAAGGAAAGGGAGGACCGGCTTAATGGCAATGTCACCAAAGCTGAAGAATAAACTGAGCGCAGCGGTCGTTGGTTTGATTCTTGCCGGGGCTTCCGCGCCCGTGATTCTCGATCAGTTTCTGGATGAGAAAGAGGGTAATAGCGAGCAGGCGTATCGCGACGGCGGCGGACTCTGGACGATTTGTCGTGGTGCCACGATGGTTGATGGCAAGCCAGTAGTACAGGGCATGAAGCTGTCAGCTGAGAAATGCGCCCAGGTAAACGCCATTGAACGCGACAAGGCGCTGGCGTGGGTTGACCGAAATATCAAAGTACCACTGACCGAACCACAGAAAGCGGGTATCGCTTCTTTCTGCCCATATAACATCGGGCCGGGTAAATGCTTCCCGTCCACGTTCTATAAGCGCATCAATGCTGGTGACCGTAAAGGAGCCTGTGAAGCTATTCGCTGGTGGATTAAAGACGGTGGCCGCGACTGTCGTCTGACCAAAGGCCAGAAAAATGGCTGCTATGGCCAGGTAGAACGACGAGACCAGGAAAGCGCGCTGACGTGCTGGGGGATAGACCAGTGAGCCTGCGCTATCAGTTTATTGCCATTTCTCTGCTGGTGGCTGTCGCATTCATCGCGGGTAGTGTATGGAGCAGCCGCGGCTGGGAAAAAAAGTGGGCGGAACGTGACAGCGCGGAATCATCGCGAACAGCGAACGCGCAGACCGCCGCCCGCATGATTGAGCAAGGGCGCATAATTGCCCGTGATGAGGCTGTAAAAGATGCACAAGCACAAGCCGCTAAATCTGCTGCCACTGCTGCTGGCCTGTCTGCCACTGTTAACCAGCTGCGTACCGAAGCAACAAAGCTTGCCACCCGCCTGGACGCCGCAAAGCACACCGCAGATCTTGCCACTGCCGTCAGAAGCAAAACAGCCGGAGCCGACGCCAGAATGCTCGCCAACATGCTCGGAGATATTGCAGCAGAAGCTCAGCGATATGCTGGAATCGCTGACGAACGCTACCGCGCCGGGATGACGTGTGAGCGGATTTACGACTCGGTGAGACAGTCGAATAACGGGAAGTGGCAAAAAGCGGGGACGAATCCCCGCTAGCTGTTAGCCAACTTTGCGATAAGGGTAGCCAGCTTTTTTGATGTGGGCATCAAAATACTGACCTTTTGACGGTGCATTCATTAGCGCTGTGTGCACGGCAGAAGGAACCCGAGAGTATTGATAAATGCCACTGCTATGGAATGCAATTTCCAGCGTTGAAGTGGCCTGGTCATAACCTACTGATTGGAGATTTGAAGATGAAACAGGTTGACGAATCAAAGCAGTTTCCTCGTTTGAATGGGAAAAGTCCCGAGGAAATCGTAGAGCTATTCAAAGGGTATAACTTTGTCGACGATCATGGTCATCGACTGGATATGTGCCAGGACTTCAAAGATTTGGTTGAGCTTGCCAGTAAGGCGCAGGCCTGACCGCATTACAGAAGCTCTTCACTGAGGGGCTTGGATAATGTATTGCCACAGTTGATATTTTATTCTTGGCCCCAATCTTCTAATAGACACAGATAGGCTGTGGTAAAAGGAGCATGAAATGCTTGAAGGGTATTTTGGTCTGACTGATCCTGGGGTTTCGAAAGAAGAGCATCAACGCTTACTTGCGGTTAAAGCGGCACTGGAGATTGCTAAGGCATCAGCTTCTTCGGCGTCCGGCGACTCATCTGGTGGGACGATGTATCAAGATTTAGATTTTGCGGCTAGCAAACTGTCTGAGCTGGCAGATGCAATTCAGGATGCATTAGACTTGGAAAGTGAATAACTCCCCGTTCTGAGGGGAAGTTGTTATATGACCATCACAAAGGCCACCTACGGGTGGCTTTTTTAATGGCTATAACCTTAGGAACAGAACTATGGCAAAACCGGACTGGGGCGAGCTTCAGCAACGGTTCCTGTCCGAACATGCCGCAACCGGCGTATCACCAAAGGAATGGTGTGAAGCGCAGGGACTGAATTACGCCACCGCCCGTCGATACATCAAGAAACCCTCTGCGCAAACTGCGCAAAAACCTGCGCATAAAAAAATGCGCACTGCGCAGAAAGATAAAAGCGCAGAAGAGCTGGTGGACGATGATGGACTTACCGCTCAGCAGCGCTTATTTGTCGCGGAGTACCTGAAGGATGGTAATGCCACACAGGCAGCTATCCGGGCTGGCTACAGTAAAAAATCAGCTGAACAAATCGGCTATCAACTCCTTAAGAAAACTTCAGTTGCACAGGCCATTGCGCAGCAGCAGAAAGCCTCCATTGCGCGCACGCTTGGCAGTGCCGATGAGGTCCTGGAGCAGATGTGGCAGCTCGCCACCTTCGATGCAAACCAGCTTTCACAGTATCGTCGTGGCGCATGCCGTTACTGCTGGGGCTTCGGTCATCACTATCAGTGGCGTGACATGGTGGAGTTCGAGGAGCAACGGCTTAAAGCCCTTGAGCGAAAGGGCAAAGAGCCGGTAGACGTCGGAGGTTATGGCTACGACCACAACCGGGAGCCAAACCCTGCCTGTCCGCGCTGCAATGGTGACGGGATCGGACAGCCATACTTTGCTGATACCCGAAAACTTCCCCCTGATGCTGCCTTGGCTTATTCCGGCGTGAAGCTCGGCAAACATGGTGTGGAAATTACCGCGATAAGCCGTGAACGGATGTATGAAGCCGTCATGAAGCGGCTTGGCCTGGCTGATAGTGAGTTTGCGCAGCGACTTCAACAGATTGAAATCGAGCGCCGGCAGCTGGAGATTGAGAAACTCCGCAAAGAGATGGCCGGTGATGGTGATGATGACGAACCAACACCAGTGCAGATCAATATCAACGTAGTGGATGCGAGGGAAGACGATGGGGATCAGCCCGACACTTAACATCCCACAGGCTCGCTTCCTCGCGATGGAGCACAAGTTTAAAGCCTACGTTGCCGGGTTCGGTTCCGGTAAAACGTGGGTGGGTTGTGGCGGCATCTGCAAAGGGATGTGGGAACACCCAAAAATCAACCAGGGCTACTTCGCGCCAACTTACCCGCAGATTCGTGACATCTTCTATCCAACGATTGAAGAGGTGGCATTTGACTGGGGGTTGAGTGTCAAAATCAACGAGGGTAACAAAGAGGTTCACTTCTACGAGGGGCGAAGGTTCCGCGGGACCACAATCTGCCGCTCGATGGAGAAGCCCGGCTCGATAGTTGGTTTCAAAATCGGTAACGCGATGGTGGATGAGCTGGATGTCATGGCGGCTGCCAAAGCGCAACAGGCCTGGAGAAAAATCATCGCTCGTATGCGTTACAAGGTAGATGGACTGCGTAACGGTATTGACGTCACGACAACGCCGGAGGGGTTCAAATTCGTTTACCAGCAATTCGTGAAGGCAGTACGTGAAAAGCCAGAGCTCTCAGCCCTGTACGGTCTGATACAGGCCAGCACGTTCGACAACGCGAAGAACCTGCCCGCGGATTACATCCCTTCGCTGATGAATTCCTACCCGCCGGAGTTGATTAAGGCGTATCTGAGGGGGCGCTTCACCAACCTGACCAGCGGCACCATCTATCACCAGTTCGATCGACGACTGAATAACTGTACTGATGAAGAACGGGCAGGCGAACCGCTCTATATTGGCATGGACTTTAACGTTGGCAAAATGGCGGCCATCGTCCACGTCCTTCGCAATGGCGAGCCGCGCGCGGTGCGTGAATTGATAAAAGTTTATGACACGCCAGCCATGATAAAGCGTATCCAGGAAGAGTTCTGGCGCTACGAGGGCGGGCGCTATGTTGCCTCCAGGCAGATTTACATCTATCCGGATGCTTCCGGTGATTCCCGCAAGTCGAACAACGCCAGCTCCACGGATATCGCGCAGCTTAAACAGGCAGGATTCAGCGTTGTGGTGAATGCTGCGAACCCGCCTGTGAAAGACCGCATCAACTCCGTGAATGCCATGTTCTGCAACGGTAACGGCGAGCGACGCTACAAAGTGAACGTGACCCGCTGCCCGGTCTATACCGACAGCCTAGAGCAGCAGGTGTGGGCGGCGAACGGCGAGCCGGATAAGTCCGCTGATAACGATCACCCCAATGACGCTGGTGGGTATTACATCGTGAAGCAATTCCCGATCATCAAGCCAACCGGCAAAGTCACCAAACTACGGATGTAAAACCATGCCTGACATTTCTACACCCAATCTGGACTATGGGAACATGGTACAGGCGTGGGACATCAATGACGCCCTGATGGGCGGCACACTGTATATGCGCCAACTGGGCGAAACTTATCTGCCGCGCTGGCCGAAAGAGGACAAAGAGGATTACAAAAAGCGCCTGGCTGTGGCCACGCTTCTCCCTGCCTACGAAGAGACGATCAACCAGAATGTTGGGCGCGTATTTGCTGAACCCATCCAATTGGGCGAGAACGTCCCAGATCAGCTGCGCGAGTTCGCAAAAGACGTGGACCTTGAAGGCACCCGCCTGGATGTATGGGCGCAGTCGTTCTTCAGCCTGGCGATGCAGTACGGGCTTTCCCATGCGCTGGTGGACTACCCCCGGGTGGACGCCGAGCAAGTGAAGACCAAGGCGGATGAGAAAGCCACTGGCGCACGACCGTACGTAACGATGCTGAATCCCCGACAGCTGATCGGCTGGAAATCGAAGATGACCGGCGGCAAGGTCGTATTGACCGAGCTGCGCATCAAAGAGGTGATTATCGAGGATGGCGATGACTTCGGGCAGACGAAAGTCGAACAGATCCGCCTCCTGACGCCGGGCACGGTGCAGATTTACCGTAAGGCCACTGGTGCCGACGGCCAGGCGAAATGGTCGCTACACGAGGAGTGGCAAACATCCCGCAAGGACATCACGCTGGTCACGCTCTACACCAAGCGCACCGGTTTTATGTGTGGCTCGCCGCCGCTGCTTAACATGGCGCTGCTGAATGTGAAGCACTGGCAGAGCCAGAGCGAGCAGGACAACATTCTGCACGTCGCGCGCGTCCCTCTGCTCACGGTATTCGGGCTGGAGGATGGGCAGGAACTGGTAATTGGCTCTTCGTCTGCAACTCAGTTCTCCGATCGACAGAAACAGGGATTGGAATATGTCGAGCATACTGGAACTTCAATTAGTGCCGGTAAAGAGTCGCTAACCGACCTGGTGGAGCAGATGCGCCAGGCAGGCGCGAAACTGCTGCGCACTGACAACACCTCAACCAAGTCTGTTGACCAGACCTCAGAAGAGAAGATGCAGGAGCAGTCACCGCTCTACACCATGGCAACCAGCCTGGAAGATGCGATCGACAACATCCTGCAAATAATGGCTGAGTATGTCGGTGAATCCGAAGGCGGTAACGTAGATGTCCGCACTGAACTGGATGTAGAGTCGAAAGAGTTCAACCCTCCGGCGGCGCTGGCCATTCAGTCGCTGCGTCAGGGAGGTGATATCCGCCGAGTTGATGCGATTAAGTCGCTCCAGAAGCTCAACATCATCGATGCTGATGCAGATCCAGAAAAAGTGCTGAGCGAGTTACTGAGCGAATCGGCGTCGTTGACCGAAACGCCACCAGACGAGGTGTGACATGGTGCGCTCCGTTAATGACCGCCTGCAGGACGAGACAATAGCGCATGGCCTTTATGTGACGCGCTACGGTACTGGCGTTGCCCGGCGAATGGTCGCGTTGCTGAACAGAATGGATACTGACCTAGCTGTCAAACTGCTGGTGCTGCTGGACGGTAAGCGCGCTGATACATACAGCGCCCGCCGCCTGGCTTCGTTGCTGGCGGGTGTGCGGGACCTCAACCAGCAGGCCTATGAGCCAGTTAATACTGCGCTGGCACGCGAACTGACGCGCTACGTCGAGTATGAGGCCGGGTACCAGCTGGACCTTTTCAGCAGCATTATTCCGAAGCAAATCCTCAAGCACGTCCCGCTCCAGAGCATTTCGCCCGAGCAGGTTTACGCCTCAGCTGTGGCGCAGCCATTCCAAGGACGATTGCTCAAGGAGTGGGGGCAGAAACTCGAATCGGATCGGTTGGAAAAAATTACCAGTGCTGTGCGCTCCGGTTTCCTCCAGGGCGAGACGGTCGAGCAGATAGTGAAACGAGTTGCCGGCACGCCGAAACTCAACCGCCAGGACGGGGTTATCAATGTTTCACGTCGTGACCTTGCGGTAGTAACTCGCACGGCGGTGAACCATGTGGCCGTTACAGCGCGCCAGGAATTCGCACAGGCAAATAGCGATATCGTGAAGGCCAAACAGTGGTCTTCGACTTTGGACACCCACACCAGCCAGTGGTGCATCATACGCGACCGCAAACTCTACTCGCTCGATGGCAAGCCGCTGGGCCATGCAATTCCGTATCTGCGCGGACCCGGCAAAATCCATTTTTGCTGCCGCTCCTGCGAAATCCTGATCACTAAATCGTGGGAGGAAATGCAAATAGCCTCAGGCGAGCTGAGCAACGCCACGCGCGCCTCAATGGACGGACAGGTACCAGCGCATACCAGCTATGCCGAATGGCTTGCGAGGCAGCCTTACGCGCGGCAGGAGCAGGTGCTGGGCGTTACTCGCGCGCAGATGCTGCGTGACGGCAAAATCACCGTGCCGGAGATGTTCAACGATGCCGGGGAGTTCCTTACCCTGGACGAACTGCGCCGCGTGGATGCGTCGGCATTTGAGGGATAGGGTATGCGTAATGATGATTTTCACTGCGTGGGCGATGGCCGTGGCAGACGAAGGGTGTTTGTAAATGGCAATGAGGTAAAGAGCTGCGTTTGGGCGGACGTTAAGCGAGGTGTCGCATGCATTCATCCACACCCGCTGCGGATCCATAAACGAAAGCGGAGTGAGGTTTACTCCCGCAAGCTACGCGGCGAAATTACAATCGAATTTATCTAACAGGCTGCCTCCGGGCAGCTTTTTTTATGCCTGCCGCTGAGCGGATGCGACGCGGTGCCCGGGTCGGATGACCCATTATGTTTGGCCGGAAGGCTGGAGCAAAAAACAATGAAACTGAAACTTGATGCTAACGGAAATGTGGTCGTTGAAAACGGTATGCCTGTGTACATCCATGATGATGGCAAAGAGATCCCGTTCGATGCGGTCGCAGCGATGACCAAAATCACCTCCCTGAATGGCGAGGCGAAAACTCACCGCGAAGCGAAGGAAGCGGCGGAAGCCAATCTCGCGAAATTCTCGGGCATCACCGACCCGGCCAAGGCGCTCGAAGCCCTGGAGATGATGACCAAAATCGACCAGAAAAAACTGATCGATGCTGGTGCCGTTGACCAGGTAAAGGCGGAGATCACCAAAGTTTTCCAACAGCAGCTGGACGAAGCGAACAGCAAGACCCAGCAGCTGGAAACTCAACTCTACGACGAGATGATCGGCGGCCGCTTCGGTGGCTCTAAGTTCATTTCTGAGAAGATGGCGATCCCGACTGAGTTCGTGCGTTCCTACTTCGGTCAGAACTTCAAAATCGAAGAAGGGAAGGTTGTGGCCTACGACGGCCAGGGCAATAAGGTGTTCTCACGCACCAGGCCCGGCGAGTTAGCCAGCTTTGATGAGGCCCTGGAGTCTCTGGTCGAGTCGCATCCGCAGAAAGATTACATCCTCAAAGCGTCCGGTAACAGCGGCGGCGGCTCTCACCAGTCGCAGCACCAGGCCGGACAAAAAACCATGAAACGCGATGCGTTTGATTCCCTGGATAACGCTGGCAAGCAAGCAGCGCTGAAAGACGGCGTCAGCATCGTCGATTAAATCGAAAGGAGCCATAAATGGCAGGCAATACCCTTACTGGTCTGATCCCGACCATCTATACCGCGCTGGACGTAGTGTCCCGCGAGCAAACTGGTTTTATTCCTGCGGTGGCGCGTGACGCGAAAGCGGATGCTGCTGCAAAAGACCAGACCGTACGTGCGCCAGTCGCACCTGCAGCCACCACTGAAGATATTGTCCCTGGTCCTTCAGCGCCTAATTCTGGCGACCAGACCATCGGTGGTGTGGATGTCAAAATCACCAAATCCAAAATGGCCCCGGTGAAATGGAATGGTGAAGAGCAATTGGCTCTGGGCCCGGCTGGTACCTACAACACTATCCTGGCTGACCAGTTCAAGCAGGCTTTCCGTGCGCTGGCGAACGAAGTGGATGCAGACCTCGCTGCGCTGTACCTCAACTCCTCCCGCGCTGTTGGCGCGCCGAAGAATACCCCGTTCAGCATCAAAGACGATCTGACTGATGCTGCGTTGGCGCGTCAAATCCTGACCGATAACGGTGCGCCGACTACTGATTTGCGTATGGTGCTGGGTGGCGAAGCGATGGCATCCATCCGTGGTAAACAGGCTGTACTCTTCAAAGCGAACGAAGCGGGAACCGACCAGCTGCTGCGTGAAGGTGTTATCGGTCGCATCATGGGCTTCAACCTCCACGAATCCTTCAGCATCAAGCGTACCGCGAAAAGCGCTGCTGCTGGCTATAAGGTCAATGGCGCGAAGAAAGAGGGCGATATCATCATCGCTATCTCTGCTGGCACCGGCGGTATTTCTGCAGGTACTGCGGTGAAGTTCGCCGGTGATGACAATCAGTATCTGGTCGTTGCGGCTACGTCTTCCACTATCACTATTAGCGCGCCGGGCCTCCGTCAGGATCTTGCAGATCAGGCTGATGTCACCGTGTTGAGCGAATTCGTACCGAACATGGCGTTTGACCGCGGGGCATTCCTGCTGGCCAGCCGTACCCCGGCGATGCCTGAAGGTGGCGATACTGCTGATGACGTCATGAATGTGACCGACCCGGTATCTGGCATCACCTTCCAGGTGGCGCTGTACCGCCAGTACCGTCAGGTGCGTTATGAAGTGGGTCTGGCGTGGGGTGTGGCTGCTGTGGCGCCACGTCATTCCGCCATCATCATGGGTTAACCCAGGGGGCTTCGGCCCCTTTGTTTTTCAGGAGGCCCAATGGCCGGATTAACCAAAGAGCAGCGCGCTCAGCGTGAAGCGGAAAAGCTTGCAGCTCAGCAGGCCGCTGATAAAAATCCTGCCCAGCAGGAACAGCAGCAGGAACAGCAGCAGGAACAGCAGCAGGAACAGCAGCAGGAACAGCAGCAGGAACAGCAGCAGGAACAGCAG